GGTAGGAAAACGAATACTTCCTTCATATTCCAGTTGCATTTTCTCGTATTCCGTCATGTAGTCATTAGGTACTACTTCCCAGCCAAGAATGGAGCTTTTGTAATACTCATTATTACACTCAATTTGCTCACGGACCAGCATCACAGTGGTAGCCTCGTCTCCATTGAAGTCCGGCACAAAGTAGTCCGAACCACCCTTTGCTTTCCAGTGAGGGTTTTCCTCATCGCCATAATTCTCGTAATTTTGTGTGAAAATGTATAGCTTAGCCATGAAAAACCCTCAATCAAAAATTATGTCAACAATTTTACCGTCACGGACATAGTAGTAACAACTAACATTTCCGTATGTAACGCCAATGCATCCATTAGCGGCATACCAACTGTAAGTGGAAATACCCTTTTCCTTCAAGTCCCTAGCCACGACCTGACTAGGAATATCTTTATAACCTCTAAAGGCTTCACACATAGAAGTCCTCATTAGCCGCACCAACAGCAATGTAAACCATTTCACGCACTTCGGTGTCGGTAGCTTCGCCAAAGCGGTCAGGATTAGAATCGGCCAAATCACACAGGTTTTTGTAGACAACAAGCCAAGGACTTTCAATCGCTTTATGGTACAACACGATACCATGAACAGCAAGGTTTCCTTCTGGTGAGAACATTCCGTAATTCATCTTTTTCCTCTTTTCTATCAATCTATGGGTTAATTATACCAGGAATCCAGGGTTTGTCAATATACTACGAAAGTTCTCAGTTTTTTTAGTCAACTATTTTGCAGAATTCCACAGGTCACAATAGTACTTGGCATCCCGCTTGAGGTCACACACATCTACCACAAAATCCTCATCCATGATGTACCAGACAACCCTCTCTAGGCCAGTCTTTGTTATCGTGTATGATTTTTTGATAGTGTAAATGTAAATCGTTTTGCTCATAAATTTCAATCTCCAGACTACAGTATACCACAATGAGTCAATTTGTCAATATACTGCGAAAGTTCTCAGTTTTTCCAGTCAAGTATTAAACCTCACCCATTACGGTTTTATAAATTGAGTGAAATAACGCAGGATTGCTGGTACAAGCGGTGTGTGAAAAATTCACAATTGACATCCGAGCCTTCATATCATTGTCCCGTTTTGCTTTTCGCTTGGCCCGTTGTAATGGCGCCAACTCTCTTTCATAGTGCCGAGCATTACCCTTGCGGTCAACCCATTCCAGATTGGATACGTCATTGTTCAGTTTATTGCCATCAATGTGGTTCACAATCTCCAGATTTTTAGGATTGCGAATAAAAAGTTTTGCAACCAATCGGTGGACTTGGCAACTCTGTTTTTCTGGACCATTAGATAATTTTACATTAGCATATCCAGTGGACGTGGAAAGTTTCAATTCTCCACGCAAGGAAAACACTCGCCCATCACTGGACACAGAATAATTCTCAAAACCGGGCACTTTTTTAATTTTACGCATATCATTCCATTTCAAAGATAGCACCGATGTTTTTGTTAGGTTTTGAAGTATTCCGTAGGAACTTCAATTCCTGCTCAATCATCTTATTGGCATCAGCAAAATTCAATCCCTGGTGTTTTTGCACAATGTACAGGAACATAGTACTACCAGTGGGATATCCATAGCCATCAATCAACCGAGTATGGATTTCTCCATACGCATCACGCTTACGCATTCGCATAATTTTCTCCATTTTAAAAAAAGGTTTATCCAATTCGACCAAAGTCTCCCACTGCTAACTACTGCTTCCCAAATTCTCGTCCATCGGCACCCGTGGTAAGGCTTGCGATGCTCATCGGCCCAACATTCTAGTATCGGTGATCCTTGGGATAGGACTGCTAGGCCTTAACCTGCCTAGCATCAGGAAACCAATCAATAAGATTGGTGCGAATGGCCCAGCCGATACACTACTTCCCCTTCGGAAAGACCGCCTTCGTCCGATTCCATCGTGTACACTTCCGGCATACACACTTCGGCTAACTCATTGTAACAGTAATAACCCGAATGCGTCACCACCAGTCTAGCGCCAGCGGGCAATGCTCTCAGCGCCTCTATCATATCTTCAACTCTTACAAAATCTTCCACAATAAACTCCTTTAACGCATTCTAAGCGCCATTATCTTTTTTTCCAGGGCTTCAATCCGCATCGCTCTTTTCGCATCAATCTCCGCACGTTTAGTCATCTTAGCACTCTGACGGAGTACCTTAGCGAAGGCTTTTTCTTTTACGACCTGAAATTTCAAGTCTCGGATCTGCGCCCGTAGGGACTTGTTAATTTCAAAATTTCGCTTGTACTCGCTTTGCAAGTTAGCTAGGGTAATTTGGAGGTTAGTCATTTTCTATTTCCTTTTTCAATCGTTGTCATAAAGACAACTCATCATGTACTCGTAATCCGACATTTCTTCTTGGACTACTTCTGCAACTTTTTCTGTTTCAACTACTTCGGGCATTTCTTTTCTCTCAATCTATGGGTTAATTATACCAGGTTCTGGAGTTTTGTCAAGTAATACCCGACTTTTTTACTCTAGTTAAAAAGTATTCAAAGTGGGTTCAAACAAGTCAATTAGTGCTCGCTCACTTTGGTGCGCTGGTTTACGACCACGAACCACATCCAGTACTTCATAGCGCCATTCACAATCGGCCAGAGTACGGAGAGCCTCACAAAATGCCCAAGCCTTGTTTTCACACTTAGCCCGACTAACATGCTTTTGCCAACGGACCTTGACGGATCTCACAAATGCATGTCCTTTGGCTACTGTAACACCAATGTATGAATCACCGGTATCTACACAGGTGACGCGGTACAGGACATGATTTCTGTCGGATCTTAATTTTCTGCTTTTCATGTAATCTATTATACCAGAATCCTGGTAAAAGTCAAGTACAGAAAAGGTATTACTTTTTGAGGGCTGTGATGGACATAGAATCAAAGTTTATACTTTGCACTTCAAAACCGACTTTTTGTAACGACAAAGCAATACGTTCCCGTATGGAACTAATCGTATCGTTTTCAAAAGATGACCTAGCCCAAGGCGATAGTTCGGTGCGAACAGCCTTCAGGTCAGTACAGGAAAATTTCATTACGAATTTCCCAGGAGCCAATTCAAATTTTTCTGCAAAGTAAATCTTATTCATTACAAATCTCCAGGACTTCAACAACCCATGTAACGGGTACTTCATACTTGGCTGCAATTTCTGCAAACGAAAGTATTCCTTCTTCCAAATCACATTGGATATCAATAGCTAAGTCGGACATGCGGCTCATAGGGATCTCCAGACCATCAAGTCAAGCACCAGCACAGCAAGGGCTAGTGCATAAACAAATCCGAAAACGAAAGGTTTAACATCTGAATTCATATTTGGTTTCTCTTTCAACATGGATTCAGTATAACAGGACTGGTACTAATGTCAAGTAATACCAGATTAAAATAATCAAGTATCTGAGAGCCCCACAGCCCCATTATACAAAAGTACTACAGGCGTGTCAAGTGTTATTTTTGGTAAACTTCAATCAGGCTGATAATGGTCAATCAGCGCAGTCTGCAGGCGCAGAGCCGCATGGCAAATTTGGAAGGTTTCTCCGTCTAGGGAAAGGTCCGCTAGAGTTTCCAAAAGGGATTTTAATTGCGCTTCATCCATGAGTAATTCTCCGTAAAGATTAATTATACCACAAAAAGATAATCCTGTCAAGTGTTGACAAATCCGGGAAAACGTGTTATAATTGAGAGTTTAGCATGGCGCCTACGTCCGGTGCAACAATGCTCATTGGAGATGGATATCCGAAAAAGACCTCTCCAAACGCTGATGGCCATTAGGTTATTCCGGGTCGTTTTATATTCTTCTTTGATATCTTGCAAGTGACCCACTCGTTATAGAATGCATCACTCAGCAGAGCCCCCAATGCAAAGATGTAGTGAGTTTCCCAATATGAACACTCGGAGCGATTACGACCAAACATCACAATGGTCCGAGTAAAGTTCACTTCGCCGAGAGTCTTCACATCCTCTATTAGCATCTTATTAGAACCCCAGTAGGTTTCCCAATCGCTTGCTTTACGGATCTTCTTTCGCTTACCCTTTACGGTTTTATAGGCTGCTTTTGTCAAGTATTTGCGCCCAATGTATCGGCGCCCATCTATCAAATTCTCTATGATATAAACAAAGCCGTATGCATCACCAATCACTTCATCACTCACACTCTCATTATTATAGGTCCAAGTCATCGGAATCCTCACTCTCTTCCATTATGTATTCGCTACAGAATGGGCAAAAGGTTGGATCATCTGGCGCTTGGTCGCCATCGTAAACTATTTTGAATTGGGC